AATGCCTAAGGCTATTGAAGATAAGCTAAAGGACTACGTAGCCTATGGAGAAGATAACGATTACTTCAATTTTCTTATACAGCAATACCTACAGAGTGCAACTAACAACGCAGCTATAAAGTCTATTTCTGACTTAATCTACGGACAAGGTCTTTGTATTGATGGATTAGAGAAGGATAGCGCACAAGTTAAGGAGCTAAGAAAGTTAATCAATCACAGAGACTTAAAGAAGGTTATATTAGAGCGTAAGATGTTAGGAATGGCAGCTATGCAGGTTATATATAATAAAGCAGGAAACAATAGAAAAGTAGTAGGTATTAAGCATTTTCCTATACACACTTTAAGACCTGAGAAAATGAACGCTGAGGGAGTTATAGAAAACTATTACTACCATCCTAATTGGGTAGACAAAAGACCTTCAGATACACTTAAAAAGATACCTACATTCGGTAACTCAAAAGAGGCTATTGAATTATTTATATTAAAACCATACATCTCAGGTTACTCGTATTTCAGCCCTGTAGGATATAGCGGTGCTTTACCTTATTGTGAGCTTGAGAATGAAATCTCAGACTACTTACTTAATGAAGCTAAGAACTCATTTAGCGGTACAAAGGTTATTAACTTCAACAATGGAGTACCTTCAGCTACAGAGCGTTCAGCTATCTCTAATGACGTTAAGCAGAAGCTTACAGGTTCTAAAGGTCAAAAGGTAATTGTAGCCTTTAATGAGAATTCAGACAGTAAAGCAACAGTAGAAGACATCTCTTTAAATGATGCACCTGCTCACTATGAGTATTTAGCTAATGAAGCTATGCACAAAATTCTAGTGGGCCACAGAGTAACTAGCCCAATGCTATTAGGAATCAAAGACGGAGGTAATGGCCTTGCAAGTAACTCAGATGAGATTATGGTAGCCTCTCAGCTATTTAACTCTACGGTTATAGCTAACTTTCAAGACGAAATTTTAGATGCCTTAGAAGAGATACTAGAGCTTAACGGAGACGTACCTGAGTTATACTTTATTACATCACAGCCTATTGAATTTACAGAAGAAAACCAAGAGGATACGGGAGAGGGTTCCGAGGCAGAAGACAAGAAGGTATCTAAGGTAGAAGATAAAGACGAAAAGGATAATAAAGTAGACCAAAATTTAAGTTCAGCTATTGAAGTAGCTATGAGTGCTTACCTAAAGACTAGAGATTAATGTGTACGTTTGAAGAGCAACAAGCCGAGACTTTGTTATACCTAAATAAGGTAGGCGAAGTTATGCCTGAAGATTGGGTGTGTATTGATGCACGTATAGACGAAGGGGAGACAGAAGACGAAGACTTTGAAACTATGTTAAACGCTACTTTAAACGTGGCTTTAAGCGTAGCCCCTGCAGACAATAGAGCAAAGGATAGCAAACAGGATAACAAGTTCGTAAAAGTTCGTTACGCTTATGTACAAGGCTCAAAGAAGCACGGCAAAAGTAGTAATGGCAAAAAGATGCGCCCCTTCTGTAGAGCTATGGAGTCAGCCTCTAGATTATATAGAAAAGAAGATATTATTAAAATGCAGTCAGATGGTGTTAATTCAGTATTAGGCCACAACAAACAAGCTTATAGTATTTGGAAACATAAAGGAGGGGTTAACTGTCATCATAAATTTGAAAGACGCATATACATAAAGAAGACTAAAAGTGACGGAACACCTTGGGGAGGTGGTGCAATGAATGGAGTAAAAAAGAGTACAATAGCACAAGCTAAGAAAAAACATTTTAACCCTAAAAGTGGACGTTACAGGAATGATAGGAGAGTAGCTGAGGCTCAGATAGATAGAGCAGATAAAGGGCACCATCCGCAATATAAACCAAAAGGCAAAAAAAGAAAATAAAATGAAAGCATTATTTATTAGTAGAGACGACCTAGTAAGGTATACACCAATATCAGGAAACCTAGATTTTGACAGAGTAGTACAATACATTGAGATTGCTCAAGACATTCACGTTCACGAATTGCTAGGGAGTAACTTGTATAAGAAACTACAGAAAATGATTTTAACCGACAACCTTGTAGGAGACTATGAGACTTTAATGACCACACACATTAAGCCTATATTGGCTCAGTATGCCTTACTAGAGTTCTTACCATTTAGTCAATTCAGTATCAATAACAAAGGTGTCTTTAAACACACTAGCGAAGCCGCTGAGACGTTAACTAAATCAGACCTTAATATGATGGTAGAAGCTACGAGAGATACAGCACAGCATTACGCTAATAGAATGGTAGACCACTTATGTAGCTATCCTTCTTTATATCCTGAATACTTAACAAACTCTAATGACGAATTAAGCCCTAGTAGAGACACTAATTTTGGAGGTTGGGAAATTTAGAAGATATGATAAAACTTATAGCTGACTATGGCACTTATGGTCTGTGGATTTTGAGCACTAGAGCAGCCGTTATAGACTTTGTAGAGGATGGTAGTTTTAATGTAAACTCTATGAGCTTTTTAGTCTCGGCTTTGGGTGTGGTTTGGACTATAGTAAAAATAGTTAATTCAGTCTTAGACGGTAGAGTAAACAGAGAGCAGACTAGGCTAGAAAATGAGAGGATATTAAGAGAAATTTATGAGCTAGAAGATTACAACCGAGAAGACGAAGTAGATGAGAGACATCAATAAGATAATAGTACATTGCACAGCTACACCCGAAGGTAGAGATGTATCTGTGGACACTATAAGACAATGGCACTTAGATAGAGGTTGGTCAGATATAGGCTATCACTATATAATAGACCTTGAAGGAAACCTACACGAAGGTAGGCCCGTTGAAAGACAGGGCGCACACGTCAGAGGATATAACAAAGGCTCTATAGGAATAACATACGTAGGCGGTGTTGACTCTAATATGAAACCCAAAGATACAAGGACAGAAAAACAAAAGGAGCGCTTAGAAGCTCTTATAATGGATTTAATGAACGGATATCCAAATAGTACACTTCACGGACATAACGAATTTAGCTCTAAGGCCTGCCCTAGTTTTCACGTACAAAAAGAATATATAGATATAATAAACTACTTTAAAGATTGTGAGTAAGCTAAGGGAGATTTTTATAATACTTTCATTTATTGGGGGTGCTACAATTAGAGAAGACTCTACTAAGTACCCTAGAACTCTTATGCTTATAAACAGACTTTTAACTATAACACTAATACTATGGATAATAGCAACCCGAAATTAAGAAAAAACGGCGGAGAAGGAACTAACGTAGGCAATGCTCTTCGTTGGCTCGTAAAGCAAGGTAAGAGCGTTTCTCCTGAACTTTTAGACCTAGCAAGTAATATCACAGGTATAAAACAATTAAGCGCCTTAGGAGACGTTATACGAGCTGATAAGACACTAAGCCAACCTGACAAAGATATACTACTTCAAGAGATGGAAAATGATATGATTGAGATGGTTGAGGTTACTAAGCGTTTACAGATTGATAGTGAGCACGCTATTACTAGAATGATACGCCCTGTATCTTATGCAGCTATGTTTATCTTGTTTATGTCAGTAGTATTATTAGACGGTAACTTAGGAGCTTTCACAATAGACAAAGCTTACGTTCCTGTGATACAATCATTATTCGGAACTATGACAATATTTTACTTTGGTAGTAGAGGTATTGAGAAGGTAATGCGAACTATTAAAAAAAATACATAGTAAGTGCTGCGTACAAAAAAAGAAGTTATCCTTTAAATCTCTATCTTAACTCTATAAGCGGTAACCTTTAAGGCGGTAACCTTAAGAGCGGTAACCTTAAGAAGCTTACTTAGTCAGTAAATTAGTTAGGTTAATAGCTTTACTCTAAACGAATATAAAGAGAAGTTACAAAAAAAAATTGACATACACAAGCTTTTTAGCAATTATTTTTAAATAAAGTCATAAACCCCTTATAAAGTGTTTTTAAATAAAGACCTATATAGAAACAAAATTAGAAGGATAAAGCGCAGGTTTTAGTAGGGTTTACCCTGTGCTCCTTCTCTTATTATGGCTAAAAAGAAAACTTTAAAATATTGGAAGACTAAGATAGACAAGCCGTTTCACGAATACGTGAGAAGGTCTAAAGTCAACTCAGAAGGTTATGGCCAATGTATTAGCTGTAAAAAAGGAATTCATTTCTCAGAGAGTGACGCAGGGCACTTCATTACTAGAGGTGCTTTATCTACTAGA